ACAACCCGCTACACCTTCGGGCTGGGCGTGGCACTGGAATCCGTGTCTATTAATATCAAATTATTGGTAGGGGCTTAGCCGTGTATTCATCTGGGATTGGTGGCGCTAAGCGTGTTGGCAACGTCAGCACTGTGGACTCGCCTAACCAGGCGTACATGAGCATGGCTGATCATTGGAGCCTTCTGGAAGTCCTGTTATCGGGCACTTACGGCCTTCGGAAAGGCCACAGAAAATTTCTTCCACAGTATCCGAGAGAGGATGACCTTTCATATGACAACCGTCTAAAAATCAGCTGTCTCAGTCCTTTCTACGCTCGCATCGAAAAAATGTTGGCGGGCATGTTGACCCGCAAGCCGGTCAGATTGACCGACGTAAGTGACACGATCACAGAGCAGCTGTTTGACGCAGATCTGCAGGGCAACGACATCACGCAATTTTTGTATGAAGCCACCAGGATTTGCCTGCGTTATGGGCACGTCGGTGTCCTGGTTGATGCTGCGTCTGATGGCAGCGGTAGGCCGTACTTCGTTCGCTACACGCCAAGGGACATCCTTGGCTGGCGAAGTGAAATTATCGATGGCACGCAGAAGCTGAGCCAACTGCGCTTGTTTGAAACGATTACTGTCCCCGACGGTAAATACGGGGAGAAGGTTGTTGAACAAGTTCGAGTCTTAATTCCTGGGGCTTACGAGATTCACCGCAAGGAACAGGACGGTGAGTTCAAGCTGTTCGACGAGGGCACAACCACTGTCAAAGAAATACCGTTTGCGGTGGCATATTCCAACCGCGTTGGCTTGCTTGAGTCGCGGCCACCAATGAATGACATTGCAGAACTAAACCTGAAGCACTATCAGGCCAGCTCTGATCTCAGCAACCAGTTGCGAATTAGTGCGGTGCCTTTCTTGGCTATTTACGGGATGCCGCCAAGCGCGGAAGAAATAACAGCTGGTCCATCGGAGGCCATGAGCCTGCCGACTGATTCCCGAGTTGAGTTTGTTGAACCATCCGGCAATAGTTACGAGGCGCAGTTCAAGCACCTGGACCGAATTGCGGAAGAGATCAATACGCTGGCGTTGGCCAGTGTCCTGGGCCAGAAGCTGTCAGCAGAAACGGCCGAGTCCAAGCGCATTGACCGCAGCCAGGGCGACAGCACCATGATGCTGATCGCTCAGCAAATGCAAGATCTGCTGGACAACTGTTTGCGTTTTCATGCCGAGTATTTGAACGAAAGCCAGCCAGGTACGGCTTACGTCAATCGGGACTTTATGGGTCAACGTTTGCAGCCCCAAGAAATACAAGCATTGCTGCAGCTTTACACTGCCGGGACTATCACCCAGAAAACCTTGCTTGAAGAACTCAGCAAGGGGGAGGTGCTTGATGATCTGGACGTTGAAGAAGAGCTTGAGGCGCTTGAAATGGGCGGTTTATCAGGCACGCAAGAGCCTGAACAAGAAGAGGAGCAGGAGCCAGAAGAAGATGATAGAGATACGCTGCCAGAAGAGGATGAGGACGTAGAAGATGTGGCGGAATAAACCGGAGCGTCGAGAGCGAAACCTATTTGTGTTTCAAGGCAGCTGTATGGGTCCACATTTTGGGATTGTGAGAACTACTTGGTACGACAATGGCCAAATCAGCGGAATACAAGAAACAAGGCTGAGGGAAAGCCCCGACTGGGTGATTAATACAGCCAAGTTCACCGCAGTAGTGGGCACAGCATTGCGAGAAGGTGCTGACGTATCTGTTTATGTGGATTGTGACCCTGCCGAATTAGGGCTGGAGGGTCTGTGACCGCAACACCGACCACCCGCGAAGGTCGGTTCCTTGCAGGTGCCATCAAAGATGGCGGGGTTGCAGGCATCCCCACGTCTTACTACCGCAAGGCGTTGGATCTGAACCGTTTCAGCAATGGCGTCGCTAACAAGTTGTTGGAGTCTTACCGGCGGCAGATCGTCAAAGCTGTGCGGGAGCTGGAGCGCATCGACAAGATGCCCAGCAGCAAAAAGCCGCAGTTCAAGGCTGCGCGGATGCGGGCCCTGATTCAGCAGAACCTGGATTCGATGCGGTCATGGTCAACCGGCAGCGTTGACGAGCTTATTAAGCAGCTGGACGGCTTGGCTGATGTTGAAGTCGCGTTTGCCACAGGCGAGCTGCGGCGTGCAGTGCCTGCAAACATCAAGACTTCGGTGCGGACTGTTGAGGTCACCGAGTCCTTCGCCAGATCGGTGGTTTCCGCTGACCCGTTGAGCGTTGGCACCAACCTGCTGCAGCAAAACATTGAGGAGGCAGTGAAAGGCCCAGGCGCATTGTTGAAGCTGACGGCCAGACAGGGCGCGATCATCCGGATGCCTGATGGCACCAGCGTAAAAAAGGCGTTCCGTGGGTTAGCAGAACGGCAAGGCGAGTTGTTCTCGCGTGCGGTGTTGGATGGCCTGCTTACGGGTGAAAGCACAGAGTCGATTGCTAGGTCTTTATTTGGTGAGCTGGGTTTCTCAACTGAGGCCCTGACCCCAAGGCAAATCGCATTGGCCCAGCAGGGCAATGCTTGGAAGATGGCAAAGCATCAGGTGCGGACGTTGGTTAGGACCAGCGTCAATGCAACGGCCAACGCGGCCAGCCAGCAGGTTTACAGGGCTAACCCTGAGATAACAAACAAGTACCGCTGGGTCGCAACGCTTGACAGCCGGACATCACCCATCTGCCGCAACCTTGACCAGTCGGTTTACGAGTACGGCAAGGGCCCAACACCAGCCAACCCGCCGCACTTCAACTGCAGGTCTACGACAATCCCAATTATTGATTACGAGGGCCTGGGCTTTGACCCGCCACCGGATACCTTCGGCTACCGACCGACGACTGAATCGAGGCCCAACAGCACCAACTCTGATGGTGGCCGGGTGCCGGTCAACGTGAGCGCAGCGCAGCACATCTATGATCTGCGGGGCCAGACCAAAGCAGGGCGCAAGTCAAAGTTCGAGCCAAGTGCTGCCCAGGCGCGGATGCTGAACGGTGGCCAGGACACAGCAGCAGGCAGACAAAAGGCCCGTTACTTCAATCGGCTAGCTGATCGCTATGGCCCTGATGGGGCGATGAAGCGATTCATGCGAACCGATGGCTCAGAGGTGAGCCTTAAACAGATGCGTTCCCGTTATGGGGAGCCAGACAAGATCACAAAGAGCAAGAAAGCTGCGGCCCCTAAAGCGAAACCCCTGACAAAAATTCTGACCAAGAATGAAAAGATCGCCAAACAGGTGATGCAGGATCCAGCCTTAAAAAGCGATAGGAAACGCATCGAGGCAATGGTTAATAAAGGCGTGCCAAAAGGTACAGATTTTGTCGGCTTAATTGCTAGCACCAAACAAAAGGCAGGGCTGACTACCACTGAAAAGTTTGCAAAAGTAAAACCTAAACCCAAACCGAAGCCACCCCTTTCAACTGATGCTCAGCTAAAACTTATAAACAAACAGATAGAGCGTTTAGACAAAAATCCACCGTTTAAAAGAGAATATTTGCTTGCAAATAATGCAAAATATAGAACCATCAATGAGCGCGTTGAAAAATTAGAAGCTCAATATAAGCAAACAAAAGATAGAAAGCTTTTGGATGTTATTGATTCTTTGGATGATGACTTGGATAATATCCAGAGGCAGGCTGGCAGCCGTTACAGAAAGCTAGTTGAACGTAAAGGATATTTGAGGCGAAAAATTGCAGATGAAGAAAAACAATTTGATGCTGAGCGAACAGCAAAAGCAAAAGCTGATGCAGCTAAAGCAGCCAAAACTTACCAACCTCAAAGCGTTGGCAGCATTTCTGGGCTGGTAGAACGGCACATTCCTATTGCAAGTGGAACTCGTCAGGCAGGCTTAAAGAGCAAAGACTTAGAAGATGCTTTGCAGCAGTTAACTGACTTGCCCGGTGAGTCAGGTCGTAACGCAAAAGCAATGGTTGAGTTCTTGGAAAGAAGTGATTCGACAGTCTTGCTTACAGGCAAAATGTCGGCTGCTGAGAACTTTGAAATGTTTGCTAAAAATGCCACTTTTAAGCGGACAGTTTTGGAGCGTCGTACAGGGCGTGGTGCAGACATTGTGGGCCATGCGTTACGCAAAAAGTTAGATGGCGAAGAAACTTCGCCCATGTATGAAAGACAAATTCAGAAATTTTTGAATAAATTTATGCAACCGTCTGCCAACTCAAACGGTCATGCTTTCAAGGGCTACAACTTTGTGTCTGTGAAACACGGAGAGCAGCTAGCGGGAGGCAAGTTCAACGCAAAACAACTTCAGGCCCGCGTAAATAAAAAACTGGATGACATCGACAAAGGCGACCCTTCATGGAGCTTTAGCCACAACGCCACTAAAGACGCTTCATCAACCATGTCTACGTTGATTCACGAAATCGGCCACGTTGTTCAATATATGGACGAAACCAGCGATGACAGGTTGGGCATAAGGCTAAGGGCCAAACGCAAGCTGACCGAATACAGTGGAACCAATGATCGAGAGGCATTTGCTGAAGGCTTTGTCGCTTTTGTCCTACAGCCCAAAAAACTACAAGAGATGAGGCCTGAGCTATATGACCGTGTACGCAAGAGTCTTTTTGAGTTTCTAGCCAAATGAACTTGACACCTAATCTGATCGAAGCTTTGGACCTTGCACGGACAGACAGGTTTTCAGGCGTTCGTGTCCGCGCTTTGCGGGATTTGTACGACGACGCCACCGCCGAGGAAAAACCTTATATCGCAGAGCTATTTGAGGTTTTTGTCAGTTTGGTCCAAACACCAGACGATTTGGAGGTTTTGTCTGCTGCGCGGGTTTGATTTAAAGTCTGATTGCTGTTAGGGCCTATCCCATGCAACTTCACAGCAAGTTTCAGTTCAAACCGACCACAGAAGAGGCCCCGGCTTGCCCTCCAAAAAAGCCCACTGCTAAGAAAAAAGCAGCTAAAACAGAAGCATCCAAGGAGGACAGCTGATGCCTAGTTACAAAGGCCCCA